GCGATAGTCAGCCATGATTTGCCTGCACCGGATGCCTATCATGAGTACGTCGCCGCCAATGCCGACGCACTCCGCGACGGGCTGAAGGACGGCACTTTCGGGAGTAAAACGGTTCTATGCGCCTGAACAGAAAACGCCTGCCCGAAGTTTTCCCCAGCCATATCGAAAAGGGCTGGGGCTTCGTAGAGCTGGAAGAAAAATACGAGGCGTTGCCGATGTCGCCGTTGCACATCATGGCAATCATGGGTAGCCCTGTCGCCGCTGGTAGCGGTTATGACGTGCATCTGGACAGCCTGCTCTCTGCGGCTGTCCTCAATCTGCATCCCTGCTCCCCCAAATACACCGATAACATGGTCGTCCCGCTGCCGCTCAAATTGCTGTGGCTGCATGATGGCTGGCCGCTGGGGGCTGCCTCTGACATCATCCCCGAAAACCATATCGGCGCAGGGCGGGAATACTGGCACAAACGCTACCCTGAAAGCCGCATCGAATTTGCGAAAAAGCGCAACGCCAACACCTCGGCGGGGCGCTACCGTGAATATCGGGTACCGATGCCGGTGAACCATGCCGAACAGATGACCGCTTACGCCATCGGGAACCGCGACGAGGTGCAACGCCTGCTCGATGGGTACGCGACCCATATCGGCAAAAAGACATCCTACGGTTATGGTCGCGTCCTGAAATGGGTGGTTAGGGAGGCAGAATTACCGGAATCGGAAGCCGTGGACACGATATGCCGCAATCGCAGCATCCCGGCAGAATATGCGAGACAGGTTGGCCTCAACGGCGGGGTGTTGCCCGCTGCTGGCTGGACACCGCCATACTGGTATCGGCCTGCATTTGTCGCGTGTGTGGACGTGCGCCGATGACACCGTTGGAACGAGCTGGCTACATTGCGCACGGGCGTACCGCCGCCCACCGGAACAAGGTCGCCCGTGCCATGTGCCTGATTGCCGAACACCCTGATTACGCGGTATCTATCTCGTGGGGCAAAGACAGCGGCGTCATGTTGCACATGGCTGCAATGGTTTGTCCCAACATCCGCGTCATCAACATCCGCTATCCACATTGGGCGGAGCGCTTGGCAGACCATGACCGCGTGCGCGACGAAATGCTCGCCCGCCCGGAAATGGCAGCGGTGCAATACATCGAGTTGCCCGCCCCCGGTATGTGGCAGGCATACGAGAAGTTCGGTGTCCACGACAATGACACCACGGAAGGACGGGCTGCAACGGCGTGGTTCGACCGGCAATTCAACACAGCTTTTGAAGCTGTCGAGGTTGCCGGGCATATCGTGGGGATGCGTGCGGGCGAGAGCCAGCGGCGGACATGGAATATCCTGAAACGTGGCGTCCATTACCAGCGGCAAGACGGTCGCCGTATGTTGTTGCCGTTGGCTGGGTGGAGTGGCAAAGACGTATGGGCCTACACAGCCACGCATGGCCTGCCATATCTGCACATCTATGACCATGCCACCTATGACCGCGACCGGCAACGCTCCGAGATTGCCATGAGCAACCCCGGCAGTCAGCGACTACACGCCCACGGCGAGTTTCAGGCGTGGCAAATGTGCTATCCTGCCGAATTTCAGGCATGGTGCGACCGGTGGCCAGAATTGGCGTATAGCTGATCATTAGTGGAGGTAATCTTGGGGCGCGTAGAAACTGGGGTATCTTTTTTTGGCTTGCCTGTGTTTGAAGGGAGATTGATACGGGAATCAGATATTGCCAAGTTGCCGTTTTATGATTTCTGGCGAGAGAGCGCGCGAGGGGCAACCCAGCCAATACTTGACGATGAATCTTATGTATATCTGCACGACTGGGAAGCCTTTTGTCGTTTGTTTATCAAGACAGGGAAACATCGATATTGTAACGGCAATAGGAGTTGACGTGCGGGCGCCCCGAAACTATACTAAATCCATTAGGTTGGAATGAGTGCAAGAAAATTCCATCGTAATGTTTCGATAGCCCGCCGCGTGCGGGCTTTTTGTTGTGCGGGTTGTGGCCAAAAAAGCGGCCATATTTTTTGCGAAATATCATGCAATCCGCTGATTAGATTTAGAAAACACCGGACATTTTTGCGGCCACGCTGAAGTGTTCCCCGCCCGCTCACGCGGGCTTTTTTATTGCCCGGAGGCAACCATGAAACTGACCGAAGAACACCTCAAAGACCTCATCGCCGATGCGAGTTATCACCGCCTGGACGGCACGACCGTCACCATTTGTGCGCTGACGTTGCGCAGCGGGTTTGTGGTTACGGGCGAGTCCGCTTGCCTCGACCCTACCAATTTTGATGCGGCAATCGGGCAGGAAATCGCCTACAAAAATGCCTTTGAAAAGCTATGGCAGTTGGAGGGCTATCACGTCAAGGCGTCTGCACCTGCGAGTGATTGGCTTGACCGCCTGCGCATTGAGCGCGATGAACTCGCTGCGAAGGTGGACAAGCTCGCCGCCTTCCTCGATTCGGGGAAAACCTGCCAAAGCGGCGAGGCGCATCATGCCTTGTTGGTGGCGCAACTGCCGCATATGCGCGCCTATCTCGATGTGCTAGACCAACGTATCCAACTGGAGCGGGATTAAGCCATGAGAGACACCTACGACAAAGCCCTTGCCCTGCTGATTGCGGACGAGGGTGGCTACGTCAATGACCCGCACGACAGCGGCGGCGAGACAAATTACGGCATCACCTGGCGCACCTACAACGCCTACCGCAAACGCAAAAAGCTGCCGGAGCAGAGCGTCAAGGATATTTCCATGCAGGAAGTGCATGAGATTTACCGCGCGCAGTACGCCAATGTCATCCGCTACGACCACCTGCCCGCCGGGCTGGATTACGCCGTGTTCGATTTTGCGGTCAACAGTGGCACCAAGCGGGCAAGCCGGTTTTTGCAGGCGATTGTCGGTCAGCGTACTGATGGCGTCATCGGTATGCAGACGTTGCAGGCGGTGGAGGATTATGTCGCCCAGTACGGCGTGGAGCAGTTGATTTTGCGCCTGTGCGATAACCGACTGAAGTTCATGCAAAAGCAAAAAAACTGGAAGCGATACGGCAAAGGCTGGGGGCGGCGTGTGGCAGAGGTGAAAGCCGATGCGCTGCGTATGGCCGCCGGTCATCTGCCTGCCAACAAGATGTGTGTGGCAGACGGGCGCAATCAGAAGTGCGACGGGCAATTGTCGCTCATTGGCTCCATCCAGGAATCCCCGCGCAGCAAGGGCGCAGCTGTCGGTCTGGTCAGCACGGCGTTTGCCGCGTTGCCGGAGGCGATGGAGGCGGCACGTCCGGCGCAGGAGCTGGCAGAGTTTGCCCGTTATGCGGGCTGGGTCGGGCTGGTGATTGTCGCCATCGCGCTGGTGTACATCATTTGGGAGCGCAGCCGTGCAACGGATTAAGTCCTGGGCGCTGTATGCGCTCGCTGGCGTTGTCGTCGCTCTCGCTGTTGCGGTCAATGCGCTGCGTGCGAAGAATGCCCGCCTTGATGCGGAGCTGGAGCGGCGCGAGCGCTCACGTTTGCAAGCAATCGCCGACGGCCTCAAGGCACGGGCAGAGCGCGCCAATCAGGCGGCGGCCGCATCCAAACGCGAGCGCGAGGAAGCCGAAAAAAGCATGAAGGAAGGACGACGTGATTATTTCGAGAAGTAAGACGGTGGCTTTGGCCGCCGTTTTTGTGTTTGGTACGGCGGGCTGCGCGCGGGTGGAGTATGTACCTTTGCCGCTGCCGCCCTGTCCGCCGATGCCAACCTTGCCGCTGGTCAAGGGCGCGGATTTGGCAACGTTGTCCGATGATTCCTACCGCGCCCTCGTCGAACGGGAGTTGCGGCTCAAGGAACACATTGGCCAGTTGAGGAGTTTGTGTGATGGAGATTGAGAAAGAGGAAACGCGGCGCGCGGTGTTTGACTGGCGCATCAGCATGGGCAATGTGCTGGTCGTCGTTGGCATGGTCCTCAGTGGCTTTTGGTTTCTGGCCGACGTGGACAAGGCCAATGCGTTGCAAGACGCCAAAATCGAAACGTATCAAATCACACTGCAAACCGCGATCGAAGCCGAGAAACAGGCACGTAAAGATGCAGGCGCTGTTGAACAGCAGGCGCGTCGTGAGGCAGACCAGGATTTGCGCATCCGCATGGATGCTGACCGCACCGAGATGCGCCAGCAGTTTGCAGATATGCGGCAACAATTCAGCAAGCTAAACGACAAGATGGACGCTCTGTTGAAACAGCAAGGCGAGAAGCAGTAATGGCACGTCTGACCGATGCGCAATGGGAGGCGATGAGAGCCGCTCATGAAGCGCATGGCAAGTCATTTTCGGAGCTGGCGGATGAGTACGGCATCCACAAGTCCAATATCAGCCGCCGGGCGAAAGCAGAGGGCTGGAATCAGGAGAAAACGCAACGCCTGATTACGGCAACTGTTGAGAACGAAAAAGAAAAAATCGCGTTGCGCAACGAAACGCAACAGCTCAATGCAACGTTGCGCGAAGAGGTGCGACGTGAAGTAAGCGACCGTTTGGCGCTGGAGCTGCAACGCAATGAGGATTTGCAAAGACTACGTGGGGCGGCAATGACGCTCGCAGGTAAAGCAGTGGCGATGGCTGATGCAGCGGAGAAGATTGAAGAAGTGAAGGGTGCGATGGCAGTCGTCGAGGGCGCATCAAGGGTAGTCAAGGCGCAAAGCGAATGCGTGCTAGGCAAGACGCCCGACACCGCCATCCAGATTAACAACGCCCCGGCGCGAATTGAACGGGTGATTGTTGATGCGCATTGACACGCCGCGCTGGGCGCTACCGTTATTGCAACCGGCTCGCTACAAGGGCGCGCATGGTGGGCGGGGCGGCGGCAAGTCGCATTTTTTCGCCGAGGCGATTGTTGAGGCGCATTTGCTCGACCCCAACAGCAAGACGGTGTGCATCCGCGAAATCCAGAAATCGCTACGCCATTCGGTGAAGGCGCTCATCGAAGCGAAGATTGAGAAGCTGGGCGTGCTGTCGCATTTCGATATTCAGCGCGACCTCATCCTCAACCGCCACGGTGGCGGGCTGATTATCTTCCAGGGAATGCAAGACCACACGGCGGACAGTATCAAGTCGCTGGAGGATTTTGACCGCGCCTGGATTGAGGAAGCGCAGACCATTTCGGCGCGCTCGCTGCGATTACTGCGTCCGACCATCCGCAAGGCGGGTAGTGAGATTTGGGCGAGCTGGAATCCCGAAAACGAGACCGACCCGATTGACCAGTTGCTACGGGCAGACCCGCCACCGGATAGCATCGTGGTTGAGGTCAATCTGCACGACAATCCCTTTGCCAGCAAAGAGACGTGGGACGAGTACGCCAACGACCGCGAACGCGCGAAGCGACGCCAGGAAGCAGGCGACAAGAATGCTTGGGCGGACTTTGAACACGTCTGGCATGGCAAGTATGCCGTGCTGTCGGCAGCACAGGTGTTGGCGGGGTGCTACCGCATCGAGGCATTCGAGCCTCGGCCTCATTGGGACGGCCCCTATTTCGGGGTGGACTGGGGATTTGCTACCGACCCTACGGTGATGGTCAAGTGCTGGATAGATGGGCAGACGCTCTACGTCGAGCAAGAGGCGTGGGGTGAGCATGTAGAGACGGTGGACACGCCCGCGCTGTTTGACCGCATCACAGGCGCGCGGCAGCACGTCATCCGGGCC